AAAAGAATGGCATCATAAGGTTGGAGAGTACGCTGGTAAGTTCATTAATAAATGGATAATTGTAACCCCTCCTGGATACAGTTGCTTGTTCACTCAACCAATGAACAGGCTCGGAGAAGACCGTTTTCAACTTATCAACGGAATCGTTGACACCGACACTTACATCGCCCCGATTAATTTTCCTTTCATTCTTCTCAAGCGTGACAAGCAGTTTCTCATTAAAAAAGGGGAGCCCTGCGTCCAAGTCATTCCTTTTAAAAGGGAAACATGGAAAATGTCATCAGGTTTTTACTATGAAAAAAGACACGCAGAGACATCAAATCTGCTCGATAGTGAGTTCATTGACAGATATAAAAAAATGTTCTGGCACAAGAAAAGTTTTAAATAAGACAAGTTAAATATGGAAGAACAACCCATAATAAATAATCTATTTGGAAAATCCATTTATAAAAATTCCATAAAAAATCATGAAAGCATTAATGAAGAAATTATTCCCCATATAGAGAAATTTGCAAAAGAAAAACCCGGACTACTCGCTACTACGACTGATACATTACTTGGTGATCCCCAATTAGACAAGGCTGTTGATAATCTGCATCAAGATGAAAAATACAGGAGTCTTTTTAAAAAGCTACAAGAGCAGATCAAAGAATTTTTTAATGCTAAGGGGTATAGCGCGGAAAAATTTGATATTCATGTTACCAAATCATGGATTGCTTATTCAATTAAAGGTCAATGCGTCCCTTCCCATAAACACACAGCAAGTCATTATAGTTGTTGTTATTATGTTAGAAATAATGAAATGGGAAATTTAAAAATAGAACAAGACTATGCTGATATAACAGGATTTTTCATTCCTTCAACGGATGAGTATTTTTCTAGCTGGAATCAATTTAATTTTGCAAGTTATGTTCTGCCAGTAAAGACAGGGGACTTTGTTATTTTTCCAAGCGGAATGGTACACTCGACTGAAATTAATACAAAGAATGAAGCGAGAATATCTATTGCGTCAGATATCTTATTTACTATGAAAAAAGGAGTCAGTGCGGAACATTGTATTCCTCATCCTCACGGATGGCTGACAGTTTCATAACCAGCTATAATGATAATACCTACACAAAATTATATAAAATGCTATGAAAACATACTAGATCCTGAAGTATGTAAGAAGATAGTCAAGGAAGATAGTCGTGATTTTAAATTTGCTACTACAGGAGATGGAACAGTAAGTAAACATAGAAACTGTTGGATTAAAAAAATCGATGATGAGTTTGATTCCCATATTTTTAAAATATGTGGTAAAATTTTAAAAACATACTCAGAAGAATTTAAACATTTAGGTTTTGGCTTATCTTGTGAAGATACGGGCTATCAACATCTATGGTACAAAGGAAAGGAAAAAGGAGAATATAAAGAACACGTGGATCATTTTGATTTAAACCCTCGTGTACTTACTTGCTCGATTATCTTAAATGAAAACTATGATGGAGGAGATTTTTCTTTTTTCAACGGAGAACATATTATTCCCAAAAAAACAGGAAGCGCTGCAGTGTTTCCCAGTAACTTCTGTTTTCCCCATTCAGTGACTCCTGTCACTAACGGAGATCGTCACTCAATTGTGACTTGGTTTCATTAATGAGGAAAGTTCTAGTTGGCATCATCAAGCGTTTATACACTATATTGATTTAAACGGTCCCAACAAAAATATTAAAAAAGAAATTTAGGAATAATGAGGATCGTAATCGATCCAAGTTTTTGACCAATCCCAAGCCAACGCTGCTTCACTTTCAGTGAAAGTCGCTTCAGTGCCTCCCCCTGATATCCATGCATTTAGTGCATTTTCATAAGCAGTAGAATAATCAGCAGTAGCGGTTTCAATTTGTCCTTTTCTTGTCTCACCCCATGTAAGAAGATCGGCTATGGTTGTTGATCCCACAGCATCAGAAGTGGAGTTTAAGTCAACATTTCCCGTCATCTTGAGTGTGGAGACATCTTTATATTGAACTTCATTCTGACCAGGTAGCTCGTTCCAAATGATGTAATGAGTTGTCTCAGGAAGTACGACCATTGCAGTACCTTTATCCGCCCACGTTATATGAAAACCATCTACTTCTATGGACTCATTATTTGATATTACAATTTGTGTCGCCATAATTTATCCTAGTGCTTTATGATGTAGTTAACCACCACGTACGGTGAAAAAGCATTTGTTCCCGAAGCGGTTACGGCTCCTGTCAAGGAAGTCGTTATATTCCCCGTCAATGTACCAGACAAGGTGTGAGAATGGTTATGTCCAGTACCAGATCCGGAAGAATATGAAGTTCCTGATGGTGAAATGTTCTTGTTGCCACCCCCTGTCCAGCCCCATGTTACAGTAGGGGAATAAGAACCATTCAGTGGAAGTCCGTGTCCGTGTGAAGCTAATTGAGCCGTAGTAAGGGAAGTATTATCAATAGATCCCGTCACTGATACGGCTAAAGTGTCCGTACTTGACGCCGCCTGGTTGTTCGTCACGGCCACCGTCACGGTGTTCGCGCCTCCCGTTCCAGCCAAATTGTAAGTAGATCCGTCATAACCTTGAGGCGTCTTGCCTTGAAGATTAGGGACATTGAAAGTTGTAGCAGTGTCACCAGCTCCATAAGTCGTGCCTATGACAGTGAATAACTCAGCGTAAGTAGTCCTGGAAATAGCAGTACCATCGCACAATACATAACCGACAGGGGCTGTTGCTTTGCCCCAAGGCTTGATTGCGCCTACTTCACTTCTGTTTGTAAAATCCTGTAAATTAGTCATTATATTTTAGCCTCCAACCATTTCCTGAATCGTAGTATACCAGAGCAACGCCTGCACTGTTAGTGGAAATTGTCATATCAGCCGCGTCTCCTTGAACTTTTTCAGCTCCTCCATCAATAGTAATGTTATTAGTTCCCGCAGTACCATCCCCATCAATGACTTTTACTTGCATTCCAATTGTAGGGGAGGCAGGTAAAGTTATAGTAATTGCTCCGCTTGAGCAATCACAAATAATATTATCGCCGTCTGAAGCTGTGTAAGGGGAGTCCCCAACTGCTTTTTCCACCCATGTTTCGCCCAATCCAGCTAAAGAAAAAATATCATACCAATTGGTGCCATCGGTAGCAACCATGCGAAATTTTCCATTTGTAATGGTTACCGTATTGCCTGTTGCCCCCAATCTTGCTGAGATGTCGGCGCCACCACCGATATTGTTATAAATTCCGTAAGTTTTTTGTGTTGCTGGAAATTGAACAGTATGAGTGGTGGAAACGGTGCCACTGAATAGTAATGTATTATTTCTAGCTTGGTTGTTGGCTTGAGTGTCGGGTCCGTCGGCATTCGTCAAAGTGGTAGATGTTCCTGTGGTAATCGCCGGAACGGCGTAAACGCCTGCGATGGCGAATTCAAAAACCTGAGAAAAGTTGTTATTGGTAATGGTTCCCCATGTACCTGAATTTTCCCCTGTTACTTGTAGTTCCGTCCTAAGACCCGTCGAATACGTTACCATTTAATCTCCTAATAACTTTTTTAATGATTTTATGCAGCCTTGTCAACTTCTACCCATGTGGCTGTTTGCGAGTCATCCACTTCACTCCAGAAGGTTCCTCGTAATGTTCCAGCGCTAATAGTAGCAGAATTCCCTGTTGCTGTAAAGACAACATCTATCTTAACTTGCGCAACTCCTGTTGCTGAAGTTAGTAAATTTCCCGTCGCTGCGTAACTAGATTCTTGCCCTGCATCACCAATAGCACTTGTCATAGCTTGGCCGGTGACGGTTATATCAAAATCCGCCGATGCTATTGGAACACCAATATTTGGTTGCATATCAGTCCCATCAACCTCCACATCAACGTCAATGTTAATGGTTTCTTCTCCTAGAGAGGAAGTCAACCCCGCCGCTGTTGGTGAAACATTACAGTCCGCTGTAATGGTAGATGATCCCAAGGATCCTGTTAATATTGTTCCTGACGGATAAACACCTGGACTGATGGCTATTAGCACCTCACCAGTAGTTGCATCAAGCTCTGGTTCTGCAACCGCAACAATGCTTATTGTTGCATCAGCCGTAATTGAGTATGTTCCAATACTTGTTGCTGCCTGAACACCTGAAGGAAAGACTAAAGCGAGTAAATCTCCTACGGTGGATGTCGCGCTTTGTCCTGTTACTGTAATATCCACATCCCCTTGGAATGCCATAGTTCCAGCACTTGTCGTCGCACTAGCCCCCGTTAAAGCGTATGAAGTTGTTAAAGTTCCCCAAAGATTATCCCCCCAACCAATCTCTGTTCCTGTGGCTTGGTTATAGCCTCGACCCCATCCTGCTTGGTAGGCAGTATGTACACTTTCCTCCCCTAGAGAGGAAGTAAGTCCAGCAGCCGTAGGAGTGACTATCGCGTCAGCGCTAGTTGTTACATCATTAGTATTGGAAGTGAGTGGATTGCCTGTGGCACTAACGATCGCCAGTCCTGTGCCAATAGCCGTACCAGCGGTAGACGTACCGTAGACGCCGGTAAGCGTGATGTTGCAATCACCCGTAATAGCGGGCGCTGCAGCGCTTGACGTAAGGCCGTCACCTGTCGCGGCAACGGGTGCGTATTCTCCCCACGCGCCACTGCCCCAAGTCTCTCGGCCCCATCCTTGTAGAGAGGCCATGATTTATTCTCCTTATGCGATCCTTAAAATTGCAGTAGTCGCTCCAGCGGCAGGAAACGTAATTGTGAACGTTCCTGAAGTCGAAGTTTTAACTCCACCAAAATCTAACACACAAACAGATGCATTGGTTGTTAAACCAGTGACCGTGGAACTGTTATAAATCACAGCAGCTTGTGCAGAAATAGTCGCACTCGTGAATGAAAGATCAGGTGAAAAATCACACACAGCCGTATCAGTTGATAATACGGGAGTAACCGATGTCAATGCTCCACCACCAGCTGAATAAGTGCCTGATGCACCTACCTCGTCGGGTGTGTCGTAGATAGTAGTTGATTTTGATAAAGTCGCTTCACTATCGTAAAGTGCTAATTTAAAAGTGTTCCCTGTCGATGCAGTAAAATCATGCAATGCTTTCAGGATCTCCACTTTAAAACTGTTACAAACAGCTTGTACTATAGCCATAATAACCTCCTTTAGGGGTTCCTTGATTCGAGAGGGACACGAATGACACCGTCTCTATATTCATCTCTACGATCCCGCCCCATCTCATACGTGGCAAGATTCTGTACAGATTGATTATATTTTTGTTGATACAGTTGTATCATATCTGTCGGACCTTTCAAGTATGCAAGTCCTTCTAATATACAACCGTATAAAAGCACGTTGGGAGCATTTTGAC